CCGGCGACTTCCGGGACATGGGTGAACATCTCACCCCCCGCGCCCGGCATCGGCTCCGCGAATTACGGCATCATTAGTATGGCGATCGACCCGAACAACAAGGCCATCCTGTACGCGGTGGTCGATCAGCAGGGGATGTGGCGGTCCACCAACTGCGGATCGTCGTGGACGTTGCTCGGCACACCGCCGGCCACGTTTCCTTCTTCTGGAAACGGCTATTCGACGCCCTACCTAGACAGCCCGATTGAAGTTCTCGTTGACCCAGCCGATTCGACCCACCTCGTTGCTACGCAGGGCGTTCGCGGTACCGCGCTGGGCTTTTGGATTTCCAACAACAGCGGCAACACTTGGTACCAATCTAGCGGCGCGACTGGCTTCTTTACCATTGCCGCCACGACGACCAATGACGTCACTGAGCTGGCGACTGACCCGTCCAACTGGAATCACATGATCCTGACCGGGCACTCACCGTGGTCCGGGTATTCCAGCTCAGGCGTGCTTGAGACCACCGATGCAGGCGTAACATGGACGGCCCACGCGCCGGTCGGTGCGTGGACTTCCAACACCCACCTCGTCGCGTTCCTCTACGACCCAGCTACCGGCCAGGGCAACTCCCAGACGTGGCTAGTAGGCGACCCGACGACCGCAGGCTTCTGGAAAACGACCAACAGCGGCACAAGCTGGACGCAGGTCTCGACCTATCTGCCGATCCACGGTGGTCAAAACATGCTCACCTACACGGCCAATGGGACCGTGTTCACGGGCTCGGCGCCGTATCCGATCTATAGCACTGACAACGGCAACACCTGGGCCCAGGTTAATTCCAGCGGGTTGGATAACTTCCAGTATTACTATGTCGGCAACGACGGGTCGCACTTGTACGCGCTGCCCGGCAACGCAGTGATGGGGTCAACCGGGCACGTTGATCCCTACTATGTGACTCCGACGAGTACCGGCAGTTCGTCGGCGTGGACGCAGTACAACGGCGGCGCGCAGACGTTCATCAACGGGCCATTTCAAATGTACTGGGATTCTTCGAATGGATTGATGTACTCAGCGATGTGGAGTGCTGGACTATGGGTATTAAAGCCGTGAAAAAACTAGCGCTGATGTTGTTGCTCGCAGCACTTCCAGCTTCGTCATGGGCGGCGATCGCTGTCGGGCAGCACGCGGTTAACGTCAGCGCGGCATTCTCGCCGGTGACCACGATCTCGACGCCGTCCAAGACGACGTCCGCGAGCGGTAGCACGTTCGTAATTCTGCTGTGGTCCACCACCACTGTCGCATCCTCGACGCCGGTGTCGGACGCCACCACAGGCTGCACGAGCCCGTGCAACACCTACACGCTGAAGGCCAGCAGCACCGCCATATTTGGCGGCATTAATCTGTATGTCTACGTCACCGACAACGCCACCGGCGGGGCCGGGCACGTCGCGACAGCGAACCTCAGCGCATCGGCGGCGGTCGCCATTCTTTTCGTCGAAATCACCGGCGCTGCCAATCCGAGTTACGACACGTCCAACACTTTTGCCAACAACAGCAACGCCTCGAGTCAGGCCGGGGCCTCTGTCACCACGACCGCCGCCAATGATCTGGTGCTGTCGTTGTTCGGAACTGGAAACAACACGACTATAGGCGACGCGTCCGGCTGGAGTGCCATCCTAGATCAAAGCAATCCCAGCGTTACTAGCGGGGTGCAGAGCGCAGTGGACTCCTACAAGATCCAGGCAACCACAGGGGCTGTCTTTGACACGTACTCGATGAGCCCGGCGGATTTTTCCGGCGGCATCACAGTCGCCTTCAAGCAGGGAGCGGGCGCGGTTGTCAATGGCCCCGTCATCTCCAATGGTCACCCGGTGAAGTCCGGAAGTTCCGTCCTATACAAGTAGACATTCTCGATATTCATTGTTTCTCTATCACCGATGTAATATACAATGAAACCACAATTTGTACTCACCGATTTCGGCGGCGAACACAATAAAGACCCAAAGAGAGCCCGGGCTCGTTTGATGAAAGGGGGGTCTTGGAAGAAGCAGCGCATTATTGTGTTACTGCCTTCTGCAGATACGATCGCAGCGAAAGTAGCTTTAGCTTATTGGAATTTGGCATTTCCTCCAAATAACGGGGTCCTCCGCTTATTAGCCTTGGGTATGGAGGTGGGGGATGCGTACTCAAGTGCGATAGAGAACGTGCTCTCGAACTCCGAGCTTTCACAATGGGAGTACATTCTTACCATTGAGGCTGATAATGCGCCCCCCTCTGACGGCGTGATTAAACTTGTAGAGCAGATGGAAGAGCACCCAGAATTGGCTTGCATTGGAGGCTTGTACTTTACCAAAGGACCTGGAGGCGTAGCACAAATTTGGGGCGATCCAAAAGATCCTCAATTGAATTTCAGACCACAGCCGCCTTCTTCAAATGGCAGTTTAATTGAATGCTGCGGGACAGGTATGGGGTTTAACCTGTTTCGTTTGAGCATGTTTAAAGATACGCGATTGCGCAGACCCTGGTTTGTTACGCAACGCAAGAACGGAGTATCAACCCAAGACTTGTACTTTTGGGGAGATGCTCGTAAGTACGGATACCGATGTGCGATTGATTGTTCTGTAAAAGTAGGGCATTACGACCTTGAAGGGAAGTTTGGCCCGCCTGATATGATGTGGTAATTCGATAGAATCTATAATAGGAGTCACTAATGACCAAAGTACTTATCACCGGAGGTGCCGGGTTTATCGGGCATCATGTTGTTGAAGCGATACTACAACGTACGGAGTGGTCAATCACTTTGATTGATCGCCTTGATATTTCAGGCAACCTCAATCGATTAGCTGAAGTAGGCGCAGCCAAAAATCCTAGAGTGCGCCTTTCGTTTCATGATCTGAAGGCTCCTTTTAACGATCAATTGTGTGCGCAGTTGGGTGAGTTCAATTACATAATTCATCTTGCTGCTGCTACTCATGTTGACAGGTCTATCGAGTACCCACTCGAGTTCGTCATGGACAATGTGGTGGGCACGTGTAACTTGCTAGATTTCGCACGCAAGGTTGGTTGCGCGCGGTTTGTCCATTTTTCCACTGATGAGGTGTTTGGTCCTGCTCCTCCGGGTACGGCCTACAAAGAGGATGACCGGTATCGGAGTGGCAACCCCTATGCAGCAAGCAAAGCGGGAGCGGAGGAGTTGGCGGTTAGTTATCACAATACCTACAAAGTACCGGTGATAGTGACGCATACGATGAATGTGATTGGGCGACGCCAGCACCCTGAAAAAATGGTTCCAGGTACAATCGCCAAAGTACGTGACCATCAGAAGGTCACTATTCATGCGGATAAAACGCTCACCAAGGCGGGCAGTCGGTACTACATTGACGCTTATGAGGTAGCTAAGGCGGTGTTGTTCCTCCTTTCTTGCGGAACGGTAGGCGAAAAGTACAATGTAGTGGGGGAGCGTGAACTAGATAATCTAGAGCTTGCGCAGTTCATAGCGAGCGAGCAGGCAAAGCCACTTAACTACGAAATGGTAGATTTTCATTCAAGTCGTCCTGGGCATGATTTGCGGTACGCGTTAAATGGCATGAAAATGCGGGCGTTGGGCTGGGTACCAGAAAGAAACATCTTTGAGTGTCTTGAAGACATCATTGCGTGGTCTCTAGCTAACCCCCATTGGTTGACTGCAAAGCAGCGCGTACGTAGCGTTGCGTAAGTTGTTTCTTTTATAGTATCGAATAATCGGAGCTCACCATGATTGCGAAGGTTGCTGAAAAGAAACAAGAGGCTCCAGTAGAACTGAAGCTAGATCTTGGCTGCGGCATGAATTGTAGAGACGGGTTTGTGGGGGTTGATCGCCGTGCTTTTAATGACAAGGTTAAGGGGATCACTGATCTTTCAAAGCTGTGGTGGTGTTTCAAAGATTGGCCTACCGATGATATGCCCCCTTTCTTAGAACTTGATTCTGGGGGGCAGTACCGCTTTCGTGACAGCAGTGTAACAGAAGTGCACTGCTCACACTTTTTGGAACATTTGAATCACAACGCTGCGGATCCGGCACGCGCCCGTTTTATGAATTAATTGTACCGTGTTTTAGTGCCGGGCGGTAAGGCCACTATCATTACCCCACACTGGGCGAGTAATCGTGCGTACGGGGATTTTACGCACGCAGATAAGCCAGTTTCGGAGATGTTCTACTATTATCTGAATTCTCAGTGGCGCAAGGCTAACGCACCTGATAACGACATTGAGTGGAACCCCGATGGATATGCGTGTGATTTCGATTGTACCTGGGGGTACGGTATGCACGAACAAATCATAGCGCGCAATTCTGAATATCAGAATTTTGCGATGACTTGGTACAAGGAAGCCTGTCAAGACCTGCATTGCACCGCGGTATCGCGTAAGAAGTCAGAATGAATTACATTGTTTCATTGCTGTTCCTGCTTCTGTTTAGTTTCTCAGTAGAAGCTAAATCTTCCCTGCAAGGAGAAACTATTCATCTTTACGACGTCACCTATGGCTTTGTGCCCGATAGCGACACCAATATCATCACCTGTGCTCCTGCAGGAACAGAGGTATACGTGGTGTCCGATGACGGTGTTGCTTCAATCGTTAGTATTACTTCGATCAAGGCAGCCTCAGGCAACAAAACCACGATGCTTGCAAGTGCGTGGTGCGGGCATAGGGTTGTTGCTGTTGACCACTTGTATTCAATTCAAGATAAGGAACTTGTTGGTGGTAAATTCACCAGCAAAGCGATCGTCACCGGGATTCTAGCAGTCCCTTTTAAATGGCATTTGTCTGACAAATCGCTCACATTCGGATCTACTGTAGGTGGCTACATAGGGTATCAAACTAGTTTTGCCAACGTATTCACGATTACGCCTATAATAGGGGGAGGTCTGGCGTTGATAAATACTACCCCAGTAGGGTCTACAGTATCGTCAACGAATGGTGGTTTCTCGCTTGCAACAGGATTAATAGGCACCTCCAATTCGCTGCAATACGGGATTGTGGTTGGGGTTGACTGGTTGGGCAGTAGGGCTTCTTATACATATGAGGGCAAACCTTGGTTGGCACTTGAGGTAGGCTTCGCATTCGGTCAGTGAGTAGTTACTATGTTTGGTGGGTTTCAAATTGGGCCTTTCCAGTCAAACTTCCAGCAAGGGAGTTTGTTGATATTTCCTGGACCGTCAGTAATTAAGTTTCTGCCGGCATCCTCGAATAACCAAGTTCCTGAGTTGAGTGATTACTACGCGAGCATCACCTATTTAGACATCAATGGGAACCCCTATACCCCTTTAGTGGTCGCCTGGCGTCTGTGGGACGACACTAACAAGGTTCTTCTTCAGGATTGGACAACCATACCCATTCCTGGAATTTCTAATCAAATCGACATCCCTGCTGCAATGAACGCGTTAGGGAACTCCGCGAATCTACAAGAATCGCGTATTCTCACTTTTCGTATCGCCGCCTCCGGTGGCGCCCTGCGGTATGATAGTGGGTTTTACAACATTATTGGGTTCCCAGATATCCCCTAACAGGAACCAGATATGGCAACTGATCCTCGTGCTTTAGTTCCTACACCGCTGATGAAGCGGTTGACACAAGTTGTTACGTACGGCTTGACAGGTGGTTGGTTTTCCCCCGAACGCCCGTTGATGCCGCAACAGCAACAGACGGAAGGGCGCCGCTTTGATTACCTTGCCGGGTATAACATATCGACGCGGCCGCGGCGTGATAGTGGGATAGATTTTCAAACATTGCGGTCTTTCTCGCTTTATTACGACATTCTGCGTATTCTCATTGAGCGGCGTAAAGATCAGATTGCCACATTCGAGTGGACTATTCAACCGACCAACGCGTCCCGTGTTGCGGGTGAAGACATAGATCAGCTTACAGAACGTGCTGCCGCCGCGATGAAGTTCTTTAAGTACCCGGATGGGCGCAATACCTGGAATACATGGCTACGCGGCGTTATTGAGGACATGTTGGTTCTTGATGCGGTGGCCTTGTGGCCTGTGTTCAAGGGCAATCAACTCCAGCGTTTGGAATGGGTTGACCCCGCCACCATCAAGTTAATCATTGATGAGAGTGGCCGCCGCCCTGTAGCCCCGATACCTGCCTACCAGCAGGTACTGCATGGTGTACCAACGTCTGACTACACACAGGATGAGCTGTTCTATTATATTTCGAACCCAGCTTCAAATCGTGTCTACGGTTTGAGCAAAGTCGAACAGATAATGATCACCATCCAGATTGGGCTGCGGCGTGAAACCTCGCAATTGCAGTTCTTTACGGATGGCAACGTGCCCGCCGCGTTAGCGGGAGTTCCTGATACTTGGAATTCAGCTACTATTCAACAGTTTCAGGACGCTTTCGACGCCATGCTGCAAGGGGATACTGGCGCACGACGTAAGATTTGGTTTGTTCCTGGCGAACCTGTTAAGAACATCAAAGAGTTGAAGAGTGAGGAAGCCCTACTTAAGACTCCCTTTGATGAGTGGATCATTCGAATCATATGTTTTAATTTGGGCATTTCACCTACGCCGTTTATCAATCAAGTTAACCGGGCCACCGCGTTCACTTCGCAAGAAGAAGCACGGGACGAAGGTTTAGGCCCCGTTCTGATGTTCTTGAAAGATATGGTTGACGACGTTATTACGAAGTGTCTGAAGTTAGAAGGTATTGAGTTCGTATGGGCATTAGAGGCGGAGAATGACCCCTCTACCCAAGCAACGATTGATGATACGTTGTTAAAGAATGGTTCGCGCAGCATTGATGAATTGCGCACTCGTGACGGGTTGAATCCTTTAGGGGTAGGTCCTATGATCTACCTGCCCACAGGCCCAGTTCCTGTATCCATGTATGCGGACGGTACGGCGCCGAATTTACAGCCTCCGGAACCGAAAGCAGGCCCTGGAGGAGCGCCCTCATCAGGGAGTCCAAGTAATGCGCCGCAGAAGCCGTCTCCTGCTCGGCATGCTGCACAAGCAGCCTCGAAGCCGAAGATCACACCTACCGGCAAGATTAAGCCGTCTGTAAACAAACCCAACGCGGCGTTGGAAGCTACCAAAAAGGAGGGAAGTGCGAGCAGCACGCCCCCCTTTCGCCGCACACCAACATTTAAGAAAAGCCAAAGGTACTATCACACCGTTGTCCCGCGCCGTTTCACGAAAAGTCAATCCGGTCAAGGCGGACCTGCATAGAGCGTTACAAACTTTAGCGAGTGAGGTAGCGGTTCGGTTGTGGGCCGTCATAGCCCCCCACCAGCCTAAAGTTTCGCAGAAACTGGCCAAAGAGCTGTCTGATGCAGGTCGTCTTACCGCGCGTCTGAAAGACTACTACGAGATTCATCTCATCGATGAAACTGACCACACTGTTCCACTGAATGTGGTCCTTCAAGCGATCATAGATGTATTCGACAGTTTGAGCGCGTCTGCTTCGTTAATTGAAGACGTACTACGTGGGCCGATGGTTCAGTACCTGTATTTGCAGCCCGGGGAGTACATTGGGATAGGCGGTGAACATGCCTCTGCTATGGCTAATTTCGAGCAGGGGGCGCAGACGCTTTACATTGCAGCGGGTCGGGCGGTAGAGAATATTCAATCAGAACTGAAGTTAGGGGTTGGAGAGCACAACGTAGCGCGGGGGTTTAAGACAGTATTGAGCCACGAGGTTGGGCACGCGGTGATGGATAGCGTTGAGCGTGCTGCCGGCAAGGTGATCGCTATCATTTTCGACAGTCATCCTAAGGAATACTGGGAAAGTAAGATCTCCAAGTACGCGGGTACAAACTCTAGAGAGATGTTTGCTGAAGCGTTTGCTGCGTGGGTACATCCTGAATATCCGGAATCCAAAGGATTGCCGCCGGACATGGTGGCGGTCTTTGAGGCGGCGAACATACCTTGCGGTGTGCGTAAGTTGGCAAAGGCTGAATCTGACAACACCTCTGTAACTACTGCTAATGGTGTAGTGCTTTCTGCGGCCGATGTAGCCTCTATTATCGCTGTAATAGGCGATGCTAACTGGGCCTTGATTCAAGGCGTGCTCACGCCTGCTATGCTGGCTCAATTTAAGGAAGCGGGGTATTCTGAAATTGCTCAGATGGGTTTTGCCGGTACCGAAGCTTCCGATTTGACAGATGTTCTTGATAGGGATGCGGTGGATTGGGTTAATGAGCACGCCGCGGATCTTGTAACGCAGATAGAGGATACAACACGCGATCAACTTCGTTCGACGATCCGTGATGCATTGACGGAAGGTTGGAGTAAAAGTGAGCTCTCAGACGAGGTGGCCAACTCTTTCGCGTTTTCAGACGTACGTAGTGATATGATTGCTCATACCGAATTGGCTATGGCGCACTCGTACGGGCGCGTGACGGTAGCTAAGGAGGCTGGAGCGGAGAAGAAGAAGTGGTTACTATCTGCGGACCATGACCCTCACGAGGACTGCTATTGCAGTGATGCAGCAGATGCGGGATGGGTCGCTATTGATGACACCTTTGTGGATGATGATGACTACGACTTCCCGCCGGGGCATCCAAACTGCGTTTTTGAAGGATCTTTCGTGCCTTACGGCGAACTTCGACAAATGGTTCGTTCGTGGTATGAAGGTCCTGCTATCGAACTAGATATCGGCGGGAGTCCGCATACGCCCCCGATACAATTTAAGATCGGCCCGAATCACCCTGTGCTGACCCGTAGGGGGTTGGTGCGCGCTGCAGAACTGCGCGAAGGTGATGAGGTACTCTACGATCGTAGGGTTGAATTCAACGCCTTTGTAGGAGATAATTTCAAGCACATTCCAAGTGTTTCGGAGGCATTCGAGACGCTGATCGCGGTAACTCCACCAACCACGGTTGCTGGCGCCGCCCACTATTTCCACGGCGACGAGGAATTCATCTACGGTGAAATCGATGTTGTAAGGCCCACACGGGCTTTGCTGCCGGTATTTGATTCCGGCGGTGTCAAGGAGTTTGGCGAAGGTGCTTTCACGGGGCGCGATATGGAGGCCGAGCGCGTATCGCGTAGCCGCGCGCGCCAGGTGCGACTCAATAGAATCTTTTCTTCCACGTCTAGCAGTCCAAGCGGCGGACATAATTTCACTACGTCTTTCTTCACTAAATGTTTGCCAGCGGTTTTTCGTAGCGTTGCCGATCAAACCCGAGGTGTTGCGAAGCGTTTCGTGAGCAGCCTGAACTCTTTGAGCCCTCTCCTCTGGCGTGAATCGGCTCCAAGCGGTTTTCATGCGCGCAGAATTTCTAGCTTTACGAGCAGCGCGGGCTTCAGGCGTAATGTTGGCCCAGTACAGCCGCGTTCTTTCGGACTTTTCTCGCCGTTTACGGGCTTGCGTATCATCGGAGTTCACAAAGTAACCTATTCTGGTTGGTGTTACGACGCGTCGACATCTAGCGGGTTGTACAGTACTTCCGGCATTGTAGCAAAAAATTGTTGGTGCGATTGGACCTCAGATCTAAATGAGGATTACGGGGCTGACGATGATCTTCAGAGTGAGGATGGCGAGGATTGGGACGGTGGAGACGCGGGCAAGGTAGCCAAAAGCTCCATTGACGCCGCCGCCCATGAAGCAGCCGCTTCGCCGCGTAATTCCTTACCCCCGCCTACTGACGCACAAATGTCAGCAGGCAACTATAAGAAAGGCCACATTAACGTAGGTGGGTTAGATATTGCCATTGAGAATCCTTTCGGATCTCGTAGATGTCCGCAATGGCCTAAGTTGGCTGCGCATTACGGGTATGTAAAGCGCCACGAAGGTGCGGATGGGGACGAAGTAGACGTGTTTGTAAAGCCCGGTACTGATGAGAACTATAAGGGACCTGTTTTTGTAATTGATCAAATTAAGCAAGATACAGGGGATTTTGACGAGCACAAAGTAATGGTAGGCTGGAACAGCCATCAAGAAGCTGTAAAAGCCTACTTGAAGAGCTATCAAAAGGGCTGGAAAGTAGGTACCGTTACTCGGTTACCTTGGAAGGCCTTCTTACAATGGCTACAGGACGGGGATACAAGTAAACCCGCGGCTGGCTAGTAACCGCTACATCTGGCGCTTGTTCACGTTTCCATTACTACATCTTGCGCCGACTACTTTCAAATCAACTATAATACTGCCTGTATCTAGTTGAAAGCCTACTAGTTTCTAGTAGGGGTTTTGTAGTAGGTTACGTGTGTCGCCAATTTTTGCTCGCATTACGAAAGTAGATGAGGAGACTCGCACGGTCACAGGCCGCGCGACGCAGGAAATTATTGATCGTGACAACGAGGTGTTTGACTACGCCTCTAGTAAGCCTGAATTTCAGCGGTGGTCTGCTGAAGTATTCGCCGACAGTGGCGGTAAGAGTTTAGGCAACGTCCGCTCCATGCACGGGAATGTTGCAGCGGGCAAATTAACAGACATTCATTTTGATGATGTTGAAAAGGCAATCGACATCACCGCAAAGATCGTTGATGACAACGAGTGGAAAAAGTGCTTAGAGGGTGTCCACACAGGGTTCTCTATTGGAGGGCGGTACGCACGTAAGTGGGCAGATGTGATGGGCGGCAAGATGATAAGTCGCTACACCGCCGTACCCTCCGAAATCTCAGTTGTTGACCGCCCCTGTGTTCCTTCTGCAAAGTTTTTTACTGTTCACAAGCGGGATGGCAGCGACGTTCAAGTACTTTTCAAGGATTGGGCACCTCCAGCCTCCGCTACGAGTGGCATCCAAGGTTATAACTTAGAAGGTACCAAGAAGCCTACTAAGGTTACAAGCGGTACTGCAATACAGGACAGTGACGTTAACCAACCGCGCAATCAGCAGGCTGTGAACACTGCGGGGGAAGAGTACCCTCATGATGCTACGAAGGCCGATGATTCAGAGGGATCAGACAAAGTCCCTAGAGTCAAGGATCCAAATGCTGACGACGCATTTCAAACAAATCCAAACGGCAATTTTGGCGGAAAATCAGCGACGGAGAAGCGTGAATTCTCTGAGAGTGAGCGCGGAGCGGCGGCAGATGCAGGGCAAGCGCTCCCCGATGGATCTTTCCCTATC